GCAGAAACAGTAGCCCGTTACTTTGATTTCTTTGCAAACCATCTTAAGGAAAAGCATGGTTATAAACTACCGGCAGATTTGCGAAATGAACTTGAGAGCGCAGTTCTAAATCTTGAGATCATGCCATCCATGCGGGCATTGATGACCGCAGGAGAAGCACTTGCAAGAGACAATACCGCCGGGTACAATTGTTCATATGTTGCAGTCAATAAGGTTCGTGCCTTTGACGAAATCCTATATATTCTGATGTGCGGCACTGGTGTAGGTTTCAGCGTGGAGAGACAATATGTTGAAAAACTTCCTACAATATCTGAACACTTTACTCAAAGCGATACCGTCATTGTTGTCAAAGATTCTAAAGAAGGCTGGGCCAAAGCGTACCGAGAATTGGTATCCCTTCTTATTGGTGGACAGATCCCGAAGTGGGACTTATCAAAGATTCGTCCTGCTGGTGCGCGACTCAAGACTTTCGGAGGACGCGCTTCAGGCCCAAGACCTTTGGATGAACTGTTCCACTTCACAATCAACACTTTTAAGAAAGCTGCGGGACGAAAACTTACTTCCATCGAATGTCATGATATCATCTGCAAGATTGCTGAAATTGTCGTTGTCGGAGGAGTGCGTAGATCAGCACTTATCTCTCTATCCAACCTCACGGACGAGCGGATGCGTGACGCTAAAACTGGTCAGTGGTGGGTTGACAATCCGCAACGAGCTCTAGCAAATAACTCAGTTGCATATAAGGAGAAGCCCGAGATCGGCACTTTTATGGAAGAGTGGGTTTCTCTCTATAAGAGCAAGAGTGGTGAACGCGGTATATTCAATCGTGATGCTGCACAGAAGACTGTTGCCAAACTGGGTGATCGTAGAGATCATACCAAAGAGTTTGGAACAAATCCATGCTCAGAGATAATTCTACGAGACAAGGAGTTCTGTAATCTTTCAGAGGTTGTTGTTCGTCCAAGCGACAATCCAGAAACTCTGAAGCGTAAGGTGCAGTTGGCAACCATTCTAGGAACATGGCAAGCGTCTATGACTTACTTCCCATACCTTTCTAGTGATTGGAAGCACAATTGCGAAGAAGAGGCTCTTTTAGGTGTATCACTTACTGGTATTCTAGACAATGCAATGATGCGTGGAAAGAATCCAAATCTTGAAGCACTACTAGAATCATTAAAGGCAGATTCTGTTGCTACTAATAAGGAATGGGCAAAGAAACTAGGAATCAATCCTGCCGCATCTATTACTTGCGTAAAACCTTCAGGTACAGTTTCACAACTCGTTGATGCCGCCTCTGGTATTCATGCTCGACACAACGAATACTTCATTCGTACTGTTCGTGCAGACATCAAGGATCCACTTTGTAAGTTCATGATCGATGCAGGATTCCCTGCTGAACCGTGTGTCATGCGTCCAGAACATACTATGGTATTCTCCTTCCCCATGAAGGCAGAAGGTTCAGTCACTCGTAGCGACATGACTGCAATCGAACACCTAGAACTCTGGTTGACCTACCAGAAGCACTGGTGCGAACACAAACCATCAATCACTGTTACCGTAAAGGAACATGAATGGATGGAAGTGGGTGCATGGGTTTACAAGCACTTTGATGAGGTGAGTGGTATTTCATTCCTACCACACTCCGATCACACATACCAGCAAGCACCATATCAGGATTGCACCAAGCAAGAATATGAAGCACTTCTCAGCAAGATGCCAGTAGTTCAGTGGGGTGATCTAGTCAAGTACGAGAAGGAAGACAATACCGCCGGAACACAGACATATGCCTGCTCTGGTGATAAGTGCGAACTTGTTGATTTGACTAAATAATTAGTGTAGGTTATCCGAACACACGACCCCCCGCAAGGGGGGTTTTGCGTTTATAAATATCTACATGGGAATAATCGCTGGCATTGACTATAGTTTAAATGGGCCTGCAATATGTGTAGCAAACACTGAGAAGGAGTTTTGCTTCAAGAATTGCACATTCTATTTCTTGACTGATGTTAAGAAGAATGCCACGGTGTTTCTGAATAACATATACGGAGAGAACTTCTCTGAATATGATCAGGACTGTGAAAGATATGACACTATTTCAGAATGGGTTATGCGAATTTGTACGGGTTGCGAACAGGTTGCACTTGAAGGTTATGCTTATAATGCACAGGGTAGGGTTTTTCACATTGCTGAGAACACTGGTATTCTGAAGTATAAGTTGTGGCAAAACTCTATTCCAGTAGAAATAGTTCAACCTTCACATGTAAAGAAAATGGCAACTGGAAAAGGAAATGCAGACAAAGAAGGAATGTATGAATCCTTTGTCAAAGAGACATTCATCTCATTGAAGGATATAATGACTCCAAATAGAACTGGAGTAGTAAATCCAGTATCTGATATAGTCGATGCTTTTTATATTTGTAAGATTCTGTACTACTCTATGAAAGACTCAGTGTGATGTCACTCTGGTTTGCTTTCCTCAGTGAGTACTTCTTTCTTTTCCTTCTTACTCTCATCTTCGTCGCAGTCATCTGGTTCTTTCTTGAGGAAGAACTCTTTGATGCCCCAGGCGACAACGAGGAAGAGAACTGGCGCATACCACCATAACCAAGAACTGTCTTTTCCTATTTCTTTTCCTTGTTCAATCTTGGATTTGATATCCATCATGATAACCGAGTCGCCAGTATTATCTGGAATAATTTCTGGTGCTACACACTGACAACCAGAAAGGAATGACATAATTATCATGATACAAACGACTATGAATAGAACATCAAGACCTATTTTCCATAATTTCTTCATGACTTCCTCCCTGCGGCCGCAGTGCCGAAGTAGAATCCAACAATAGACACGAGAATTTGTCTATTCTCCGATGTATAGAGGAATCCATTCACCTCTACGAAGAATTTCTTGGTTGTTTCTGGAACTAGTCCAAACATAGCTTCTGGTGACACCGTATCAACTTCAACGAAGGTAGGTACACCAAAGAACGGTAGAATGAATGGAGCAGCAATTGTTCCAAAGAGGACAGTTAGAACGATCAACTGACGAACACTGGCACCAATGTCGAGTGGTACTCTCAGTGCTGCCTTGTCTTGATTTTCGGTTGTTTGTTTGTTTGCGGTGATTAACCGTTCAAACATTTCTTTTTGGTCTTGGCTCTTTTGGGCCATGTACTTGAACACGAATCCAGTTAAGCTTCCACCCACTAATGAAATTAATTCTGTAGGAATCATAAAAACCTCCAAATATATTTAGGAATTAGTAACTTTCTAATCCTAGTATTTTTCTTCCTATTTTAAAATGCCGTTTCTTCTTCTTCCTTGTTAGTTTGTTTTTAGCAGGGACTGCGATATCCCCATTAAAATTACCCTCAGAATCATATCCTAATCCTTGAACCCCACCCGCACCAACCGAATTTACAACCACAGCATCTTCAAACAAAAGGTGACCGTATTTTTCTATAAATTCGTTTACCTTCTTTTTCTTGAACTTATCTTTTTGTGCCACATTTGCGGCAGTAAATGTAGTAGGGACAAATTTCACCATACCCATCCCAGGCAGCTCCGAAACAAACCCTTCATGACCGTGACCTTTTGCTGGTTGCATGGGTAATTGTCCGGTCTTGGTCAGGTGTCCGAATATAACATCTCTTGCTGAATCAACTGCGTTGTGAGCGTCGAATAGGTGCTGTAGGGTTTTTTCTCTACCCTTGAACGCCTCAAGGTGTCCCTGAAGTCGTCTTGCTTCGGAACCCTTCTTACCCTCTAATGCTTTTTGTATTCTTGCCGTTGTAAAGTCTCTATAACCTTGGACTGTTCTAGCGTGTTCGCCTCTTTGAACGGCATTTGAGAACATTGTCATATGTCCGGCACGAGTTGCCGCTTTATTTACTGTAGAAGGATCTGCATGTGCGGCAATCTCTGCAACCAATGCCTGCACATCCTTTCTCTTCAACTTTTTACTCGCTGTGGAAATATGACCTCTCATTAATCTTCTTTCCTTAAGACCTAGTTTTGGTGCGTTCTTAAGAGAAAGAACTGGAAAGTGTTGCTCTGCTGTGTTTAGAAAGGATACATCAGGAACTGCTTCTAGTCTTTTACCTGTCCGTGAGTCGAATCTACCGTGAACTGCTAACATACTTCTGGTAGTTTTCTTTGGACGTTTATAGTGAATCAGATTTCCTTTGAGTGTTCCTTCTCCTGAATCTAATATGGCATCTGCCTGATATGAAACATCTGGATCTATTCTTTCGTGTCCAGCTGCTTGGAGTGCCGCAGTAAATGGTGCAACATAGTGAGGTTTGCCCTCTCTTGCTGCATATTCTTTTACTTCTTCTGGTGAATAGAAAGTCTGTGCTCCCTTTCCTTTATATCGAACGAAAGGTCTACCGCCAGACTTTCCAAAGATAAGTGACATGGTTCCATCTGCTTTGTATGAGAGGTTGTGACCCTTTCTTCCTTTACCAGTTAGTGCTTCGTGAGTTGCTTTCAGGTGTTCTACTGCGTGATGACCACCGCCAGTGTAAAGAAGTTCTCCTGCGTGTTGTAGGTGACCGATTGGTTCAAACTCTGCTGTTTCTTTTAGATACTTCTTTATTTGTTCTGAAAGCATTTCTTTGTTTCCTCCATACTGATTAACTGCTTCTTCTGCTAATAGATCTATAGCAGTTGTAAAAAAGTTCATATATGATTTTAT